AACGGCTGGTGGTCTCGCCGTATGACCAGTACACCGCGACCATCGACATCGTGCGCCGGGACGGGGGGAGGCGTCACACGCGCGACGCGGGCGGCGGGGTCCGGGGTGGGTTGCATCTCTGCGAGAGATGCGCGAACGTCTGGCGCGAGCGGTTGAAGCTCGGCGACTACGCGCTCTCGTTCGAGCAGGAGAAGCTGGAGCTGTAGATGTATGAGTACCGCTCGCGCTTGGAGCGCGTCGTCGACGGCGACACGCTGTACCTATGGGTCGACCTCGGCTTCTCGGTGTGGACGCTCGCGGACTTCCGCATGCTCGGCATCAACGCGCCGGAGCACGGGACGGTCGAGGGTGAAGCGGCAACGCGCTCGTTGCAGTATCTTCTCGACCGCTATACGTGGCGCGTCGAGGGTGAGGCGTACCTCCTCGCGCGCACGCACAAGGACCAGACGGAGAAGTACGGCCGGATGCTCGTGGACCTTTGGGGCTGGAAGGACGCCACTGCGGCCAAGGGCGACTACGCTGCGGTCGACGTGAATCTGAACCAGCGCATGATTGACAATGGGCATGCGGTCGCGTATTTCGGAGGGGCGCGATGAACTGGCTGGTGACGATGGAGATGAACATGACGCATGTCATGGCCGTGGATGCGGACACGGCGGACGAAGCCCGCCGGATTGCGTTGGAGCTGACCGTGGGACGCGAGCCGGAACGGGCGGTCCTGACCGTCGAAGTGGAGCGGGGTGTGCGATGAACGATGTAGAACCCATGATGCACGAGCAAGGAGGTTCGTTTTCGATGATGACGAAACGACGGTACCGATTCACCCAGGGGATGGCCGCCGTCGCGCTGGTGGCCTTACTGGTCATCCCGGCGTTCGCGGTGTCGCGTAGCGAAGCGCCCGGCGGCATGCGCCACACCATCGAAGTCCACGGGCAGTACGACGGGTGCAAGTGGACGGGCGGCTGGGCGCAACGAGTCTGGAAGCACACGGGGACCGGCCCAGGACCAGAGCGCGACCCGAACTACCCCGGCCAGAAGATGTGGGACTTCCGCTGCAAGCGTCCGGTCGCAACCGTCACGGTGACGCAGACCGTGAGTGTCCCCGCCCCTGGCGGCGGCACCGCGACCGTGACCGTCACGGCCACACCGACCCACACCCAGACACCATCGCCCACGACGACTCCGAGTACGACGCCGACGTGCGAACCCTCCGTGCGGAGCGACCATGAAGACGAGTGCGAAGACGACTGAGGGGGTCGTGAGAATCCGTCTCCCCATGGCCTTACTGTGGGCGGATGCGGGTGAGCTTCGTCGTCGAGCCGAGGATGGGTGGGTTGCGGCGCGTGCTGCTGCGTCAGCTCGGCTTGACGACGGAAGCGACCCCCGGCGACGTGAAGAGGGCCTATCGCGCCCTGGCGCTGGAGCATCACCCGGACCGTGGAGGGGACCCGGAGGAGTTCCGGCGGGTGACGAACGTCTACCGCGCGCTCCAGGAGATGGAGTGAATGAGCAGTACGAAGCAACTCCTGCACGCGGTCGGACTCGAACACATCCCCTTCGGAGACGAGGAGCTGCAGTTCCGCGCGGGGCTGCGGCGCGCTCATCGCTATCGCGAGACGCTTCAGCGTATCGAGCGGCTGACGGCCAACGTCTGCGAGGAGGAGTGCATCCACGCGGGGTGCGAGGCGCATCGCGCGGCGGAAGGGGCGCTGTTCGAGTGAGCGTCGACCGCCGCCTCACCTACGGCATCATCACGGTCTTGCTCGGGGTGTTCTGGGCCTGGGTGTACAGGGTAGTCAGTGGCTGACCTCGTTCTCGTCGAGGCGCGGTCCGGGGATGCGGTCGAGGGCGAAACGGACGCGGCGTTCCACGGCTTCGTCCACTATCGGGACCTCGGGCCGGACCGCAGTATCGACAAGGCGACCGCCGAGCATCGCTTGAAGTGCACGGGGAGCACGGGCAGGTCAAGGGCAGCGCAGTGGCTGGAGTGGTCGAGCAGGAACGACTGGCCCGCCCGCGCGCTTGCGTGGGACAACCGCCTCGACATCGTGAAGCGCGATGCCATGGAGGAAGAGGTCGCCGACGTCGGTCGCCGACAGGCGCATCTGGCGATGGAGGCCATGACGGCGCTCGCGGCTCCGGCGCTGGCGGCGGCTCAGCTACTTCGCGAGGACCCGAGCGTCGTGGAGGAGCTGAAGAGCACGGGGGTAGTGGCGCTGCTCGCCTTCGTGGAGCACACGGCTAAGCTGTTACCGGCCTTGGCGAAGATGGAGCGCGAAGCTCGCGGCTTGGAGACGTTGGAGTCCGACCAGCAGCCGCGTGTCCTGACGGTGGAGCTGGTCGTGTCGCAGGACCCGGAGTGGAAAGGCTAGACAGGTGCCTCGGAGCAGTGGGGGGTTGAGCTGATGGGTAAGGCGAAGGACTACATCGAGGTCTACAAGCGCGAGGACGGCAAGTTCGACTGGCGGCGGGTCGATGGGGGCAACTACCGCGTGGTGATGAACTCCGCGAACCAGGGCTTCGACGAGCGCAACGATGCTCGTGCTTCGGCGGAGCGCTACTTTCCCAAGCTGGAGATACGCGAGGTTGGCGGCAAGGGCGCGGCACCGGATGAGCGAGGCGAGTGAGCGTGGACCTTCCCGCTCTTCGGCCGGTGCGGCTGTGCTGTGGTCAGCGGCACCGGTGGGCGATGTGCCTCGATGGCAAGGTGATGTGTTGCTTGTGCTTCAACCGCTACGAGGTCGCGGACCTGCATCGCGGCGCTGAAGGGCTGCCGGAGGACGTATGCGTTCACTGCGCAACCGAGGAGGAGAGCGCGGGGTGAGCCAGCTCCAGCTTCGCTACAGGCTCGGCAACGATGGTGAGCTTGCGGGCGCGTGGCTCGGCACTGTGGATGGGGAGTTGGATATCACCCAAGAGGTCGTGCGCATCCATCGCCACATCGACCTCGGCCTACCGACGCGGGGCCTCGGTACGGATGGGAAGCTCTACGCGAAGTGGAACCCGACCGGGGAGGAGGTCGTCGCCATCGCGCTGCGGGGAGTCGACGTCGTCGGGGTGGATGAGTTCGGGAACGTCGTGTACGCGGGCAAGCTGCTGAACCTCCCGCCGGAGTCGGACTCGTGACGCCCCGTCTGGGGCGAGTACCGAACCCCGAGACGCCTCGCGCGATGACTGCCTATCCGGTCAGGGGTCATCCGGCCTATCGCACCGCGACGTTGTTCTCGCGCTACTACTGGCAGATGGGCGCGTGGCTCGACCAGGGGGATACGGGCACCTGCGTCGGCAACGCCTTGGCCCATCGCTACGCGGACTCTCCGAACCCCGAGCCGGGCATCACCCAGGATTGGGCGCGGGAGCTGTACGTTGCAGCCTCGGGCGATGCGACGCTTCAGAACGGGACCTCGGCCCTGGCGGCCTGCCGCGTGCTGGCTTCCCGGGGTGAGATTGCGAGCTATCACTGGGTCTCCTCGGCGGCGGAGCTGCGGAACGCGCTGCTGGTTCTCGGCTCGGTGTGCGTCGGCACGGACTGGTTCACCTCGATGTTTCATCCGGTCAAGCGCTACAGCGGGTGGTACATGGACATCGACGAGTCGAGCGGGCTTGAGGGGGGTCACGAGTACGTACTCAACGGCATCAATCTGCGCCCGGCGGCCGGTCCGGCGTTCTACCGCCTCAAGAACTCCTGGGGCCGTGGATGGGGCTACAACGGGACGGCGCGTGTGGAGTGCGCCGCGCTTGAGGCGCTCATCTTCGGGCGCGGTGGGGATGCGGTTCTCGTGAGCGAAGTCCCCGCATGAAGGGCTATCATTCGGAGCCGCTGAGGCCCTTGGTGGGCTCGCTCTCTCATCGCGCGCCGAGCGCCGCGCTTCGGCGGGAGGAGCGCTCCTGTCGAGAGTGCGGCACCAAGCTCTCGCGCTACAACTCGGGCGAGACGTGCTTCCTGCACGCGAGCCCACCCGCGAGGGTAGAGAAGGAGCTGGCGGGCGAGCAGATACCGCGTCGGCGTTACGGGCCCCGAGAGGGCTGAAGGGGGAGGAACCGATGGAGAAGAAGCGTTCAGTGTCGGCCACCGTGGAAGAGGAGCTGTACCAGCAGCTCGCCGACCGGGCCGAGAAGGAGGAGCGCACGCAGGGCGTCATCATCAGGCGCGCGTTGCGGACCTATCTCGGAGCGATGGACATAGCGGAGGGCGACGGCACCGCTCTTTGGGATGTAGGGCCCACCGCCGTCCCCACCGTGTCCGTCGAGACGTAAAGCCTCGGACGGGTGACCAGGAAGGCCGACATATCGCGTGACATCAAGGTCCCATGGGCGCTGGACCATCAGTACCCGGTCCTGTTCTCGACCGCGCGCAACAAGGTCCTCGCGTGCGGGCGGCGCTGGGGGAAACGCCTCGACGTCCGTACTCCGCTTCCCGGGCCTGACGGGTGGACGACGATGGGTGACGTGCGGGTGGGGGACCACCTCTTCGATGAGAAGGGCTCGCCGTGCAGGGTGACGTACGTCAGCCCCGTTACCTGGGGCGGGCCGCAGTACCGTGTGGAGTTCTCTGATGGCGCGCAGGTGGTGGCTGGTGGGGAGCATCTCTGGGCGACTTGGGACAGGGCAGCGCGCCGCGCGGGCCGAGAGCGACGATTGCCGCGCGGCGCGGCCGTGCGTAGCACCGCCGAGATACGCGAGACGCTTAGGGTCGGCGCGCGCGGAGACCGCAATCACTCCATCGAGACGTGTGGGCCGTTGCAATACAGCGGCGCTGTTCCCTTGGACCCTTATACGCTGGGGGCGTGGCTGGGGGACGGCAACACCGATGCGGCTCGTATTACGACGATGGACCTGGAGGTTATCGCGCGCATCGAACGCGCTGGGTTCGTGGTATCGCGAGCGTATCCAGCAGGCCGGGCGCGCACCTATGCACTGCTCGGGCTATCCGAGAAGCTCCGCGAGTGCGGCGTCCTAGGCCGCAAGCACATCCCGCCCGACTACCTGCACGCATCGGAGCCGACGCGGTGGGAGTTGCTGGCCGGGCTCATGGATACCGACGGTACGGTGGATGCTCATTCGTCGCAGTGCTCGTTCGAGGTGACGTCGGAGCGGCTAGCGGACGATATGTTCGAGCTGGCGGTCGGGCTCGGGTGCAAGGCGCGGCGCTCCAAGAAACGCTTGAGTGCGGATGGCGGGGTGCGCTATGAAGTGCGCTTCACGCCATGGCGGCAGGTGTTCGGTTTGGCGCGTAAGGCTGCTCGGGTGCGTTTCGGTACTCCTCGTGTTGCCGGACGTAGGCGACGCTACATCATCGCGGTGGAACCGGTTGAGGGGGTCGCGATGCGGTGCGTCGAGGTGGACTCGCCCTCCCATCTCTATCTTGCGAGCGAGTCGTGCATTCCGACACACAACACGACCCTCTGCCTGAAGATTGCCATTCAGGGGCACGGCCCGCCGCAGCCCGACGGCACGCGGCTGTACAAGGGCGCGAAGGATAGGGCGCGCATCTGGTGGGTAGCGCCGGTCTACTCCCAGTCGGTCGGGGTGTGGGCGGCGCTGAAGGCGGCCACCGCGCCACGCGGCGCGCGCGAGCGTGAAGACAACGCGTCGGTCATCCGCAAGTCGGAGGTCGAGCGCACCATCTGGTTCCCGGGCGGGGGCTCCATCTCGGTGAAGACTGCGGATGACCCCGACAACCTGCGCGGCTTTGGGCTCGACGGCGTCATCCTCGACGAGGCGGCGTTCATGAAGGAGGCGACCTGGAATCAGGTGCTGCGCCCCGCGCTGCTCGACCGCGCGGGCTGGGCGTTCTTCATCTCCACGCCGAACGGTGAGAACTGGTTCTATGAGCTGTTCGCCTCCGCGTCTGAGCGCGAGAACTGGGAGCGCTGGCAACAGCCGACGTGGGCCAACCCGAACATCTCACGCGACGAGATAGAGGACATGCGTTCGGACCCGCGTATCTCTTCGCTGGAGTTCTTGCAGGAGATTGAGGCGCAGTTCGTGTCGGCGGGCGCGGGGATGTTCAACCGCGACTGGTTCCGCTACTACGAGCGGGACGAGACGCCGGTCGACATCTTCTACGACCTCGACGCTCGGCGGTATCCCACGAACCACTGCCGCATCTTCTGTACGGTCGACCTCGCGGTCACGACGAAGACGACCTCGCACTTCACCGTCATCTCGACGTGGGCCATCACGCCGGAGTCCGACCTGTTGCTGGTGGATTGCGTGCGCGCGCGCTACGAGGGGCCGGACATCTTGCCGGTCATCAGGCGCGTCAACGAGCGTTGGAAGCCCGCCTACATCGCTATCGAGCGCGTCGGCTTCCAGCTCTCGCTGGTTCAGCAGGCGCGCAAGGAGGGGCTCCCCGTGACGGAGCTGAAGCCGGTCGCCGACAAGGTCACGCGCGCGATGACGGCGGTCGCCTACATGGAGGGCGGCAAGGTCTGGTTCCCCAAGGATGCCGCGTGGATGAAGGACCTGGAGCACGAGCTGGTGACGTTCCCGGAGGGGGAGTTCGACGACTTCGTGGACACGCTGTCCTACGCCGCGTCGGAGGTGGCAAGCGCGCGCTGGGAGGGCGTCGCCGCTCCGGTAGGGATAGCGAGCAACAGGCGATGGTTGAAGCCGTGAGGTAGACTAGACGGGTGTATGGTAGGCGGATGGATACGAGAGTTGCACGACATCAACCCCGGGAACCCGAGGAGACCCAGTGACCCTCGACCAAGACATAGACGCGGTACGGGCAGGACTAGAGAATCAGGCTCGTGGAACCGCTCCCGCCCATGCAGCCCTAGACCGCATCCAAACCCATCTACGAGAGGCAGAGGAAACCCTAGCCAACATCAGCATGGAACGAGACATGGCTAACTCAGAGAACGAGAGGCTGAGGGTGCTGGTGATGGATGGCCGGTGCAGCTACTGCCATCGGGGACTGTTCGAGTCCTCGGGGCCTCCGTGTCAGCATCTCAAGCATCTCGAAGCCCTATCCGACCTACCAGAACAGGAGGGCGTGAGCGACTGGGAAACGGTACGGAAAGCACTTCGTCACAGCAACCTGAAGGATGAGGGACTCATCGCTCTAGCCCGACTCCAAGCTGAAACGCGCAAGCTGAGGGGGCGCGTGTCGGTCTGGAATGGCACCCCGTGAGCGACTGGGAGACTTGCCCCGTATGTCACGGTCAAGGCACCTTGAACAAACCACCGTGGGTCGCGGGAGACCAGCAAGAGTGGGTGGCGAGTCAAACCGGTCCGTGGCCGTGCCGGGTCTGTGGCGGTCAAGGCATCATCCACCTGCGCGCCATCAGAGAACTCCACACGGTAGAAGTGATGGCCGACATGGACCTCAGATACAAGCTCGCCGCCGCTCAGGAGGCGCGCCTGGAGTTCGCGGTTGAACGGGGGGCGCTCCGGGAGGCGCTGCATGCCGCTGAGGCGGAGGCCGACAAGCTGAGGGCGGCGTTGCAGGTGTACCTCGACCATGAAGCTTTGCCATCCGACTTCGGGGACATCGCCCGCACAGCCCTGTCTGAGCATCGACGAGGGAATCGAGGTGATGCCTTCTGACAGCCGTCCCGTTCGTACCAACGTCGAACCAGGATTACGGCCGTCAGTGAACGTGGCAGCGAGGGACAAAGCCGAGGACCCGGTACCGGGACAATCAAAGCGCCTCGCTGCCACCTCAGCGGAGGGGACCGGGGCGAGGTGCTACCCACCATGAACCGACGTAGCAAGTGCTTGTTAGCCGCATCACTAACTTTGGGAATCCTGACCATGACACCAGCGAACGCGACGTCACAACGGGTCGAGGTGATGCCTTCTGACGTATCCAGGTCCGCATCTAGGAGTTCGTCGTAGTAGTCGTAAGCCCCCCCGAGGGATGAGGCTCGGGGAGGCTTGCGACGACGGCGACGTCGTCGGTAGACGGCGGGTTCATCGTGCAGGGTATCCGGTACGGCCAGAGGTCCATGAGCGTGTACTCGTCAGGGTCCATCTCCGGGTAGGTGTGCCACCCGTCGACGGCCACGCTCCCGGTCGCGCAGGAGGCGCAGGGCGGGTTGATGGCGCAGGGCACGCGGTAGGACGCTTCGTCCACCGGGGTCGATGCGAAGTAGGTGTGCCACCCGTCGACGGCGGCGACGTTGCCCTCGTCGCAGTAGTCGCAATCCATGCGGGACATACTGGCACGCTACGGTGACCGATTCGGGGGCTCGTTGATTGGTCCCCGGTCCAACGTAGGATGAGGGGTCATGGAGGCCGCCTCGGGTCAGCAGGGTGACCCCGGTAAGGAGAAGCTGTCTATCATGTGCCCGGAGTGCGGCGACTTGAGGGAGCTGCTCGACGCGCGTGCAGTGCTCTTGGCGCAGCACCTCATGAACCTCTGTCCGTCGACGAAGGGCATCACGCATGAATAGGACCGGCCTCTGATGCCCCATACCGAGAACGGGCAGGCCACCGCCGAGAAGAAGTTCAAGCCGACGGATGAGATAGGCGCGACCGGGCTCGTTCAGTTCGGGGGGCGGGTTCAGGAGGAGTTCCTCAAGGACCTTCAGGACGTTCAGGGCCGCCGCATCTATCGCCAGATGGCGGATAACGACCCGGTGGTCGGGGCCATCTTGTTCACGGTCGACATGCTCATGCGCCAGGTCGAGTGGCGGCTCGACCCGGTGGACGAGTCGGTGGAGGCGTATGAGGTTGCTGAGTTCGTCGAGAGCTGCCTCTCGGATATGTCGTCATCGTGGGCCGAGACCCTGTCCTCGGTGCTGTCGTTCCTTCCCTTCGGCTGGAGCTACCACGAGCTGGTCTACAAGGTCCGGCGCGGGCTCGACCAGAAGGACGTGAAGCTCCGCTCGAAGTACGACGACGGGCGCATCGGCTGGCGCAAGATAGCGGTGCGCTCGCAGGACACGCTCTACAAGTGGGAGTTCGACGACGACGGCGGGACCAAGGGCATGTGGCAGCAGTCGCCGCCGACCTACGAGCTGGTGTTCATCCCCATCGAGAAGGCGCTGCTGTTCCGCACGCAGGCGCACAAGGGCAACCCCGAGGGGCGCTCCATCCTCCGCAACGCTTACCGCCCATGGTTCTTCAAGTCCCGGCTCGAAGAGGTTGAGGCTATCGGCATGGAGCGCGACCTCGCGGGCCTGCCCATCGCGTGGGTGCCCGCTTCGATGCTAGCCGATGGCGCGACCCCCGCCGAGACCGCGACGCTCGGGGTCATCAAGGACCTAGTCGCGACCATCAAGCGCGATGAGCAGGACGGCGTCGTGTTCCCGCTGTCTTACGACGAGCACGGGAACAAGCGCTACGACCTAACGCTGCTCTCGACCGGCGGGCGTCGCCAGTTCGACACGGATGGCGTCATCTCCCGCTACGACCAGCGTATCGCGATGTCGGTGCTCGCGGACTTCATCCTGCTCGGGCACGAGAACGTCGGGAGCTTCGCGCTGGGCTCCTCCAAGATTGACCTGTTCGGCACCGCGCTCGGTACTTTCCTCGATGAGGTTGCGGCGGTCTTCAACCGCTACGCGCTCCCGCGCTTGATGGAGCTGAACGATATCGAGTTCGAGTTGCAGCCAACGCTCTCGCATGCGGATGTGAAGCACGTTGACCTGACGGAGATAGCGGCTTACCTCCAGTCACTCTCGGCGGCAGGCATGCCTCTGTTCCCGGACCCGGGGCTCGAAGAGCATCTGCGCACCATCGCGAACTTCCCCGAGCACGACCCCGATGCTGAGGTGTCCTCTGTGCAATCCGAGCAGCCTATTCCGGGACAACCCGGAGCCGTTCCTCCGGGAGTCGTTCCTCCCGTAGCCGCGCCTCCCAAGGGTGTGACGCCTCCTCAGCTCCAGCCCTCCGCCGATGCCGCTGTCGCCGCAGCTCGGCCCGCGTGAGGTCATGGCGCAGGCGCGCGTCGTCGTCCGCAAGTATCAGGGGCCGCAGCACCCGTTCCTGAAGGAGTACAGCCCGGACCAGGCTCGTGATGACCTTGGGCGCTGGGTGGATACGAGCGGCGGGCGTGATAAGGGGTTCCCCGTTCCGCGCGGTCCAAGCGAGGCGCGGTGGGCGAACGCGCGTGGGGGGACGCAAGACTATCGCGGCTGGGTCAAGGGGCATGCGCGCGAGTCGCTGGAGCACTTCCTGAACCTGCGCGATGTTGGATGGTCGTCGCCGTATCCGAACCAAATCATTCAGCAGGTGGCGCGCGGGGATGTGGTGATGGAGACGAGGAGCGAGTCCTACCCGGACCCGCGTGATGAGACCAAGACGCTCACCGATGAGTACCAGGTAGCGGTGGACACGGCGACGGGTAAGGAGGTGGAGCTGGTGGCGGGTTACTACTACGAGGAGGCCGACGTTGACGTCGCGAAGATGGACGCGCTCTTCCAGCGGCCGGAGGCGCAGCTCCGGTCCGACGCCGTGGTGTATCGCGGTATCGACGCGAAGATGGTGGCGGACCTCGGTTCGGGGGACCGCATCACGGACATGGGCTACACCTCTGTCGGGCTGGGTCCCGGCAACGCGGTCAGCGTGATGTCGGGAGGGATGGGTAGCTCGCAGTACGGGTTGGAGATATTCGTGCCGAAGGGCACGCCGATGATTGTCAACGACAAGGATTGGGAGTACCAGGAGGCGGTGCTTCCTCGCGGCACGACGCTACGCATCATCGACGAGTACGTCGGAGACCCGGCGGGCTGGCCGAGCACCGACCAGTTCAAGGGGCTCGCGGGTGGCGGGTTCAAGGGCTACATCCGCGCGATGGTGGTGCCGAAGTGACGACGCGGGAGATGCTCGGGCGCAACATCGAGCGCGAGGTACGCTTCGACGACCTTCCACCCAGGCCCTCCGCGCTCGCGAAGTATTCCGACGACCAAGCGCGAGATGACCACGGTCGGTGGACCCGTGACGGCAGAACGGAGAGCGCGACCGCGTCGCTCGACATGTGGCGTGCGCGCGGGATGGACTTCAAGGTCGGTGAGGGAGTAACGGCGACGGACGCGAGGGGGATACTCGCGGGCAGGCTAGAGCTGAGGGCTCCATCGTGGGAGCCGGGCAGGAACCACATAGGCGTCGCGTGGACGACGGAGGAGTTGAGGAATCAGGGGCTCGCGACGGCCATGGCCGAGGCGTTCCACGAGGCGAAGCCGGATACAACACTCGTTCATGGTGGGTTTACCAGTTGGGAGGGCTACGCGTGGGCGAAGGAGATGGTCGCCACCTTCCCCGGTTGGAACGCGCTCAGCAGAAGCTCCGCCCCACCCTCCGAGCAGATGGCGGGGCCGCGCCCGAGCTGGTTGGCGAAGGCTCGACACTCCGAGCTGCTGAAGTTCGACCCCCACCAAGCGCGCGACGAGGCGGGGAGATGGACCTCCGGTGGAGCGCCGCAGGTTCCGCTGAGTCCTATCACGGGGGGACAATACTTCTCGGACCTTTCGCCGGGCGCGCAGGCTTTCGTGGACAGCAAGCTCGCGAAGTTCGGTGTGGACAGGGGAGACCTGGTGACGGAGGTTAGGGGGCGGATGACGCCCGAGTTGCTCGCGCAAGGTGCCGCGTGGTATCAGGATGCTCGCGACCTCGCGCTCGGGATGGGGCGAGTTTCCTTGGGCGCGGTTACGCCGGAGCAGGCGGCAGCGGTCATCGCGGTGATGAGTCCTCAGTGTCCGTGGGAGATGAACGCGGAGACGGCGGCGCGCATGGCGGACTGGTACGGACAAGGCAACGGTGAGGGGATGACACCGGAGGAGGCGACGGCCCAGTTCCGGGCGGACTGGACGGCCAACGGGTGGGCCGGGGTTGGCACGACGGGGGATAATCGCGGGAACGGGGTTCTCCCGGACAATATGACCAAGGGGTTCGACCTGATGATGGGGCCGCCGCCGGAGCCTGCCGAGGTGCTCACCACGAACAAGGTGCGCTCCTTCGACAACAACATCCTGTACCTCGGCCAGACGACCGACGTCACGGTCGATATCCACATGTCGAAGGCGTTCGGGTTCGCGTCGAGCCTCGACGCCGAGAGTGCCATTTCCTTGATGAGCAAGGGGAGCGAGCAGCAGGCGCGGACCTACGCGAACGGGCGCGTCGTTGAGGACACGCAGGTCGCGAGCGTCGGATACACGGCGCTCTCGTCTGTGGTCCGCGAGGTGGCGGACGGGGCGGGAGTCGCGCCCGCTGTCGTTCAGGCCGCCTACTGGCTCGCTGTGCAGAACTTGCAGCCCGCAGGTTGGGACCCTCCACGAGCGTCGTGGACCATCGACACCCCCTTCTCTGACCAGCTCAGGACCCTGGGGGGCGCGTGATGCCCCTGACCGTGAGCGAGGCGACCGGCAAGTGGGACCCGACGGACTTCTGGAGTGACGAGGAGTTCGAGCGCGAGTACGCGCGTCAGGTGGCGACTCTCCCCAAGGTCACGCGCAAGGAGAACCCCTATCACGACGAGCTGGGGCGGTTCGCGAGCGGACCGGGTGGCGGGTTCGGTGACGCGCCCGTGCAGCGGTTGACGGCCCTGTCCGGTGCGTGGAGCGACTGGAAGAGGGCGGGAATCGCGAATATGTCCTCCGAGCAGTTGGCGTTGATGAACGACCCGCGCCTGGCGGTGGTCGCGCCGCAGGGCGCATTGGCGAGTGGCGACCCTATCGCGGCTTCTTGGCAGGGTGACCATCTCAACATCGGCGGCGCGGCGTGGGACCGCTCCGCTCCCGACGCGCGCGAGTTCCTTCTCGCGCATGAGGTGAGCCACGCCGCTGCGGCGGACATCCTGGCGAACTACCCCGATGTGCAGGGCCTTATCAGCCCGTTCCGTAACACGTCGGAGGGCTCGACCTACAGCGAGCGCGCTCTCGTGTTCCCGAACGAATCCGACTCGATGGCACGTACGCCGGAGGAGATGCTCGCTGATGCGGGAGCAACGCTGTTGACGCACGGCAGCGACGTTTTGCAGACGCGCTACGAGAGTGAGCAGAAGTACGACATCGGTGCGACGCCCGCCGACCCGCGCCTTGCGCGTCTGTACGACGTAGTAGCTGCATCGTTGGAGCGTGTGGGCAATCCCGCAGCGCCGCGAGTGCAGAAGTCTCGCGGCCTGCGCGCGCTGTGGGAGCGCATCCGCAAGGACTTCGACCCCGACCAGCCGAGAGACGACCAGGGGCGCTGGGCGACGAGTTCGGGTTCGGGCGCTGACGCTTCGCACCCGTTCGTTACGACGTCGGTCGATGAGGCCGCGCGCGCGCTCGCTGCGGGCAAGTATGTGGACCTGCGGCAAGAGCGCGGCCTCTCGACGCTGATGGACCGTCTCGCGGCCGACGCTCTCGACGCGAAGGCCAAGGGTGTCGCGGCCCCGGTGTATGACCTCGGCAAGGTCACCATCCAGGGAACGAACCTGTTTATGAACGGGAACCTCGGCGTGCCGCGTGTCGACATGCCTCAGCTCTCGGGAATCCCCGAGCCGGGCTCGCCTGCCGACTCGATGCCGAAGGACGACCAGGGGCGGGTCAACCTCTCGGGCGCGTTCACGGTCCACCTCGCCTCGTTGGGCGTGGGCGTGAGTAGCGAGACGGTGCTCGCTTCCGAGCTGCGCGCGACCCAGAACGGGCTCGATGGGAGCAAGGTCGCGGTGATGATGGACCAATACGAGTCGGGCGAGCTGGACCCCAGCGGCCGCGCCATCTGGACTACCTCGGACGGCTATGTGCTCGACGGGCATCACCAGTGGGCGGCCATCGCGGGGGTGCAGTACGAGACCGAGAGCGACAAGCTCAAGGTGCTGACGAGCGTCATCGACATGCCCATCACCGAGGCGCTGCGCGAGGCGCAGACCTGGACCCGCGCCATGGGTATCGCTGGGCGCGCGGTCGGCAAGATGCTGAAGGACTACGACCCCGACCAGGCGCGAGACGACAAGGGCATGTGGACGAAGGCTCCGGGGGGGCGACTCACGCTCACGCCCGAGCCGGGCATGTCCCGGCGAGGTGAAGCGGGCCTGCGGTATCCGGCGTTGTGGATGCATGGTGACCGCGCGCCCTCGAAGCCTGGTTACGCGATGACCGGACGTATCGTCGGCATGAAGTACGACGCGGAGCTGGACGTCGCGCCGGGTACGGACCGCGCGCCGATGATGGATGTCAACGGTCGCGAGATACAGGCGAGCGAGGGCTATGTGACGGCGTTCGACGAGCGCGTCCTGCCTGGCATCCAGCTCTACGCCGACGAGAAGGGCATCCCGTTGCAGACGGTGCTCGACACGATGCAGGCTAACGCGCAGCAGTTCTACGACGACTCGCGCGCGTGCGTGGCGGTTGATTCGCACAATCTCGCCTCGGCGCTCGACGACGGGCTGAAGAACCAGTTCCTCACGAAGGACTCGAACGGCTCGTATGCGCCCGGTCTCCGCAAGGATGCGGAATCGGAGCTGTTCGGCTTGCCGCTGACCGGCGTGCCCGGAGCGGAACGCCCCATCTATGGCTATGTGGGAGACCTAGATGGGTCGAACGGGTCCGGCGTGAGCCAGTACGGCGACGTGGTGCTAGTGCTGAACGCCGATATCGCGGAGCGTGCCACCGTCTCTTCTCTCGACTCGCTTGACCGGACCTCGGTACCTGAGCCGATGACTGATGTGACCTGGCGGCAATCCGCGCTCGCTCCTGGTGCGGGAAGTTCGGGCGCTTACGCCGAGGGTTGGCGGATGGGCACGGCGGGCCATGATGTGGAGGGTATCGACCATCCTGTTGGGGCGACCGAAACTGCCGGGGCGTATCAGTTCCAACTGGGGGCGATAATCCTAGAGACCGTTCCGCCCTTCATGGACGGCAGGAAGCTGAACCCCGAGGCCATCTCGTCCGGCTACGTCGAGGCGCAGATATTCGGGGGCGTGAGGACGAGTGACATCGCCGAGGTCGTATTCCGTATCTCGGAGCAGGTCGACCCCGTCATCACGGCGCGTCTTGATGCGGCGGGTATCCCCTGGTCTGTCTCGCAGAGCACGTCCCGGAAGTGGAGCCCGCCGTGAAAGTTCTCGCGCGCGACGGCGACCGTTTCCTGGTGGACCTCGATGGAACGGACGGTGTCATCGCGACGCAGAGCGAGGTCCTTTCGGACCACCCCCGCTCCCTGCTCGCGCTCAGCGCGCGCGGCTACTGGCGTGACGCGGAGCAGGACCAGGTCGTGCTTGCGCTCGTGCAGCACGCTGCTGTGGTGCGCAAGGACTTCAATCCTGACCAACCTCGGGACGAGAAGGGCATGTGGACGAGTGGGGGCATCGGGGGGCGGCCAGCGGCGTGGTCTAGCGGTGACGGTAGCCTCGTGGGAACGCCGGAAGAGGGAAGGGCGTTCGCGAAGGATTCTCAGGTGACGCAGCCGGTCTATCACCTGGGCTCGACCGATAACGCGGTGGTGATGCGTGACGGGATGCGTTCTGCATCGAGCGGCAAGTGGGGAGCGGGCGTCTACTTCGGGCTGGACCCGGTCAAGCAGATGTCCCCGGCGGTGACGGGGGTTGCGGCCGATACGGTTCCCAACTTGCAGACGGCCTACGTGAACGTGCAGAACCTGTTGACCGTGAACCTGGAGCACGAAGACAACATCGCCGATGCGGCTGAGAAGTACCTGCCGGACGGTCAGGCGGTTTACGACTCGGCGATAGCGGCGGCGGGTGGTCGTGGCGCGAGCGGAAGCGTGGAGGACCCGGCGAAGTATTACTCGACCATGCAGGATGCGTTCAAGGCGGCGGGATACGACGGGCTACGCATCCAGAACACCTACGCGGGGCCGTCGGCGTACGACTGGCTCGTGGTGTTCGACCCGAAGGGCGTGATGGTCGTGTCGTCGCGGCCAGCGTCCGAAAGAAGTTGGAGCATGGCGATGGCGAAGTACAGCGAGGACCAGCCTCGCGACGAGCACGGTCGCTGGGCCTCTGGCGGCGGCGCATCGACCAAGCTCAACGTGGTTGATGTCGGCCCCGACACCAACTCCCCCGCGTGGAAGCGGGTCGAGGAGGACATCCGGGCGCAGGGGTCGGGCAACTGCTACGACGCGGCGGTCACCCTAGCGATGAATGCGGATGAGCTGGGCCTGAAGAACGTGCGCATCATCCAGGCCACAGTCATGGGGAGAGGGGAGCTGGAGGGGGTGCGCTTCGGTCACTCGTGGGTCGAAGCGGACGGGCAAGGGATGGACCACCCGCAGGCGGGAACCGTGATGTTCCGCAACGCCTACGACTGGTCCTCCGGCAACTCGGTCGTGATGCCGGACGCGCTGTACAGGCACCTCGGGCAGGCGCAGGATGTGCACGAGTACACGACGGATGAGGCCATCGGTGAGATGGTGCGTACTGGCTTCTACGGCCCGTGGACGGAAGGAACGCCGATGGTGGGGACGAGAGATTGGAAGAACAGTGGCCCAGTTAGCTGACCCGTTCCCCTCCACGCGCGAAGAGGCGGGTAAGGACAAGCTCGTGCCCGCGTCCGTCCTCGCGTACCTACTCGCGCGCATGCGCAAGATGAACGAGAACCATGATGAGGCGGGGCGCTTCTCGTCGGGACCCGGAGGGCCGCCGTTCGTCGGGACGGAGAAGATTGGTCGGCCGCTGGCAGAGAAGTATCGTGCTGCCGTGTCGATGCTGGCCGAGCGCTTCCCCGGGCCGATGTCAACCTTGAAGGGGATAGTGGTGCGCCCGTTTGGCGCGGGCGAGACGCGCACCACGGCGATGTACCAGCAGGGCAGGGGCTCTCTCGATGTGAACGCCCGGTTCAAGACTGAGGGCAGTCTTCCGACGGGTTATGCGTTCGGCGACGAGGACCCCGCGACCGCTGCGTTGACCCACGAGTTCGGGCACCATGTCGAAGCGACGATGTTCGGTAACGCTTGGGGAGACCTATCCGCTATCCCTCCGGTGTCGCAGTACGACGCGGCTTCGACGGGGCGTGATTCTACGGAGCACTGGGCGGAGGTATTCACCGCCTACGTCATGGGGTCCGACGACCCCGTCATCAAGGCGTGGGGCTCGAACCTAGAGAGCGAGTTGACGAAGGGTGGAAGGGGATGGTCGTCCGTCACGAAGGCGTCTCCCGACATGGCCGACGTCCACGTCAA